GTTACCTGACCGAAGACAACTGGAGTATTATTAAAATGGAATTTGAAACTTATAGTGATGTAATCGACGCCTTTGAAAGAGACAACATGGGTTATGATACTCTGACAGATTATATCAAGGGTGAAAATATAAAAATCAAAGAGATAGAGATGAGTCCATTAGACGATCTTAAAAACACTATGGGATCCAGGGACCAGGACTCAGGGATCATGGGAACTGATGATGCAGAGATGATGATGGCAGAAGCTAATATGCAGATGGCAGAAGATCCATTTTTAAGAGAGGAATACGAGAAGTATAGATATGACATGTTAGAACAAGGTCTAGAGCCAATGACTTTTGAACAGTTTAGAAGAGAGGCTTTAGCTGGTATGGCACGATCTCAACCAAAAGAAGTAGAAGAAGTTAAAGAAGAAAAAGTAATCTCACTAGCACAAGGCGGCATCGCAAGTTTACTGGGGGCCTAGATGGCCACAATAGAAGAAATTAGAAAAGTATTTAGCACTTACTTTACTCCAGACTACACTGGACAACTAGACGAAAATTCAATTCAAAAAATTCTCAATCTTTACGAAAACGAAAAAATAGGATCTAATAGAATTGCTCAAAGATTATTAGATGAAGATAATTTAAATATTAATCAAGGTGTTATTGGTAGGATACTAACTAAAGCTAGAAAAAGTAACATAGTAAAAACTATTCCTAAAAAAGAATTAGCTGCCACACTTGAACAAGTGGTTCAAGGTAAGGATAGAAAAATAAATAATGTTGTAAGAGAAGTAACAACACTTGATAGAAAACAAAATCCAAGCATACCTAAAGATGCAAAATATAAAATTGTATTTGCTACACCTCAAGGAAAAACAACAAAAATACCTGAAGAATTTAGAGGTGTTAAATATTTCAATACAAAAACAGAAGCTGATACAGCTTTAAATAAAAGATTAACAGCAGACTTTAAAACACCAGAAGATCCTAACGCTGCAAAATTAAAAAGACAAAGAACAAGGGCTGAAAATATAAAAGCTGTTACTAAAGGTTCAAGCGCAGCAGATAAAGCTGCTGTAAAAGTTGTTGAAGACAATATTAAAAAAATAAATCAGTATTTTAAAAACGATCCAGATAAAATTAATAATACTGCATTTGGTAGAAATATAAAAAAAATGATGGCTTTGAGATTAGACAAAGAATCAGGAAAGCTAGTAGTTAAACTTCAATCTGATGACTACTATAAAAACAAAGCAGCTCAAGGACAGTTATTTGATTTATTTGATGTCAATCCAGTTGCAGGTAAAAAACGTGGGGGCAGGTTTGTAACTAATCTTAATATAAGTCCTAATGTATTTAATAGAGCTTTTATTGGATCACAACTTACAAACTATTTTAAAAGAGATAAAATTAATCCAGATGTAACAAATGAATTAGATCGTATTTTAAAATCTCTTAATATAAAAGTTGATTTACCTACGGTCGGTAAAGTTGGTGCTACAGGAGCAGACGTTGCTTTTGATTCAAAAACTGGATCTTTTCCTAGAATTTTAAAAACACTTGAAAACTTAGATGCACCGGATGAAATAAAAAATTTATTTAAATCTACAAAACTTACATCTCTTAAAAATCTCTCTCCTGATTTAAAATTTGCCTCCGAAATAGATAGACCAGAAAAAGCTTTAACGAAAGAATTATTTGACAATGCTTTTAAAGAAAATGATAAAGTAAAACCTTTTAAACATCATGATCGTGATTCTTTTTTGTCTACTAAAAGACAACACAACGCTTTAGTAAAAGCAGAAGCTGTAAGCACTAAAACTTTTGGTAAAGCAGCAGAGCAAATTAAAGATTTGGATATACCAAAAGGAACATTACTCAAAGCATCAGCTAAAGGTATTCTAAGAGCTATATCACCGTTTATACCTTTTGTAGGTGCGGTAGGTGTAGGGCTTGGTGCAGCTGATGTAGCTAAGGCAGCAGAGCGTGGATTAGAAAATGAAGAACTGGGAATAGCTTATTTACTGGGTCCAGAACTAGCTCAAAAGTATTCGGACATAAAAGATAGGGGGTTTAGTTTTGATAAAACGACTGACTACGACGATCCCTCCGCTTAGAGGTCCCAACCCACAGGGGTTGAATATTAAACTAAAACAGCCTATAGTGGTCCAGAACTCGGAGAAAATAAATGGCAGAAATAGACAAAGCTTTACCAAACGTAGAGCAAACAATAAAAACGCCTAGTGAAGAAGACCTTCAGGCAGCGGAACAAGTAAGTATTAAAGAACAGGTCGGACCTGAAGATGTAAAAATCGAAGAACAGGAAGATGGATCTGTTGAAATAAATTTTGATCCTGAAGCAGTTAACCAACCAGGTGGCGAAGGTCATTTTGATAACCTGGCTGATTTATTACCACCAGATATTTTAGGACAGCTTGGCTCTACTTTATTTGAGTCTTACGAAAATTATAAAAATTCTAGAAAAGATTGGGAACAAAGTTACGCAAAAGGTTTAGACCTTTTAGGATTTAAATATGAAAACAGAACACAACCTTTTCAAAATGCAAGTGGTGTTACTCACCCAGTTTTAGGTGAAGCAGTTACACAGTTTCAAGCGCAAGCTTACAAAGAATTACTTCCAGCAAATGGACCAGTGCACACTCAAACAATGGGTGCACCGAGTAGACAGAAAGAAGATCAGTCTGTCAGAGTAAAAGACTTCATGAACTATCAACTCATGAATGTGATGAAAGAGTATGAACCCGAGTTCGATCAGATGCTTTTTTATCTCCCTCTTAGTGGCTCTGCCTTTAAGAAAGTCTATTATGACGAGCTCTTAGGCAGAGCTGTATCTAAATTTGTACCAGCGGATGATTTAATTGTTCCGTACACAGCTACATCTATTGAAGACGCTGAAGCTGTTGTTCACAAGTTAAAGATGTCAGAAAATGATTTAAGAAAAAAACAAGTGTCAGGTTTTTATAGAGATATAGAAATAAATCCTGGATACAATCAAGAAACAGATGTAGAGAAAAAAGAAAGAGAGTTAGAAGGAGTTACAAAAACTAGAGAAGAGGAAATCTTCACTGTTTTAGAATTCCACACAAATTTAGATCTGGAAGGATTTGAAGACAAAGATACAGCTGGAGACATGACTGGAATTAAACTTCCATATATTGTAACTCTAGATGCAGGTAGTAGAGAAGTTCTATCTATAAGAAGAAACTATCAACCAAACGATCCGTTAAAAAAGAAAATAGAATATTTTGTTCATTTTAAATTTTTACCGGGTTTAGGTTTTTATGGATTTGGTTTAATACACATGATCGGTGGTCTATCAAGAACAGCGACTAATGCATTAAGACAGTTAATAGATGCAGGTACATTTTCAAATATGCCTGCAGGTTTCAAACAACGAGGTATTCGTGTTCGAGACGAAGCAAACTCAATTCAGCCTGGAGAGTTCAGGGATGTAGATACACCTGGTGGAAACATCAGAGATGCGTTTATGCCTTTACCTTTCAAAGAACCATCACAAACATTATTACAATTAATGGGAATTGTGGTTCAGGCCGGACAGAGATTTGCCGCCATAGCTGACATGCAGGTCGGTGACGGCAACCAACAGGCAGCTGTTGGAACGACCATAGCCCTGTTAGAGCGTGGCTCCCGGGTCATGTCAGCCATTCACAAAAGAATGTATGTGGCGATGAAACATGAGTTTGAATTATTAGCTGGTGTTTTTAAAACTTACTTGCCTCAAGAATATCCTTACGATGTTGTTGGTGCACAAAAAAATGTTAAGGCTACAGACTTTGATGACAAGATAGATATCATACCGGTTGCTGATCCAAATATTTTTTCACAGTCACAAAGAATTAGTTTAGCACAGACAGAACTACAACTTGCAATGTCAAATCCACAAATGCATAATTTGTATGAGGCATATAGAGATATGTACGAGGCTGTTGGTGTAAAAAATATAGATTCAATTCTGCCACCACCTCAACAACCTATGCCAATGGATCCAGCAGCAGAAAATATTATGGCAATGTCAGGAAAACCTTTTCAAGCTTTCAAAGGACAAGATCATAGAGCACATATTACAGCTCACTTAAATTTTATGGCTATGAATTTAGCAAAAAATAATCCTGTAATTACTGGTGCGTTAGAAAAAAATATTTTTGAACACATTTCTTTGATGGCTCAAGAGCAATTAGAGTTAGAATTTACCCAAGAGATACAACAAATTACACAATTACAACAAGCAATACAGATGAATCCGCAACTTCAACAAGATCCGCAGATTCAACAACAGATTTTAACGCTTACAACTCAGATGGAATCTCGAAAAGCTAAATTAATTGCAGAAATGATGAGAGAATTTAGACAAGAAGAGCAAGAAATCATGGGAATGTTCGGAAATGATCCTGTTGCACAACTAAAAGCAAGAGAATTAGACCTAAGAGCTATGAATGATAGCGTTAAAAGAGAGCAAGACCAAGAAAAAATCAATTTAGATAGGTCTAAACAGTTAATGGGCCAAACACAATTTGATGAAAAGCTTGCACAAAACGAACAATTGGCAAATTTAAGAGCTGATACGTCATTAACAAAGCAAGCAATGAGTCAAGCATCAAAAATGCAGAACGATTTGATGAAAATGGCAGACGTTGAGATCTTGAAAGGTCCAAAAAGATAATATAAGGAGAAACTATGACAAATAAAAATACAAAAGATCCAAAAGTTACTCCAGAATTGGGTGCAGGTAAAGATGGTATGCAAAAAGGTGGCATAATCATCCAAACTACTAACCCAACTGAGTCACAAACTGTGGATGTTAAAGGTACTAGAAGAATTAGACCTGAGAAAAAACCTGTAAAGGCTACTTGGTACTAAATCATGTGGTTATCGGCAATTAAATTAGCCGTTTCTGCTGGAAGTAAGATTTATGCTAACAAGCAGAGAACGAAAATGGCTATGTCAGAGGCACAGCTTATGCATGCCACTAAAATGGCCCAGGGTGAGGAACAGTATCAGGGAAAATTATTAGAAGCTCGGCAATCGGACTGGAAGGACGAGGCCGTTCTCATAATTTTAAGTTTGCCCGTGTTGGTGCTCGCTTGGGCAGTG